CCAGCAGTTGATCTATTTTCATAAATCATCATACCTTCGTTTCTTAATTTTCCAACCATTGCAGCTGGAGATTTAAGATCAAATGTGTTTCTTAGAGATTTCCAAGTCACAGCGTCACCTTTTGCAAAAAGATTTCTGATTTTTGCAGTTTTGCTAAGTTTAGTTCTAGCCATAGTATTATTCTTCCTTTCATTGAAGATTTTAGTTATAAATGATATCATATGATATTATCCTTTTTATTGTTATTAAGACAACTATAACACGATATCGGGTTGATTGTCAAGGGTTATTTTTTCCTAGCTATTCGCAAGTTTTTCGAAGTAAGACATAGTATCGTCCTCTTCTTTAGGTGCAATAATAGGAGTCGGTTCCATTGACTGTGGTTGAGTCGCCTCTACTTGAGGATTACTGTCAGTTTGACGCACCTCTTTTTGAATTGATTCTTGCACATTTCCGACTTTGGTAGTACCTGATAACACAATGTCCATTCTCGTCTGAAGTTCTTCATACGATTTGAAATTAGTTGATTGTGAAAATTCAGATAGTGCATATGCTTTACCACATACTTCTTCTACCTTTGCTTCATCCTCAAATAACTTTGAAGGTGCTTCAAATTCCGACTTATCATAGTTCCAATAGCCATCTACTTTTCTAATCTTCAATTTGAAGTTAGCACCAACAAATGGGTCAAATGGATTGACAGGCGTTTCATCTTGAAACTCTGGTTGCATTGCAGCCAAAAGTTTATCATAAATCTTCTTACCATATTTGAATAAGAAAACCTTACCTTCGTTATTAGGATGTTTAGGATCAGAAACAACATAAACATTAGAGTAGTATGATAACTTTCTCTTTTGTTTTCTTGCGATTTCTTTATCCGATTCTAAACCTGTATTCCATAGTTTAGAATTATATTCAGACACAGGGTCTTTCTGATTAATAGTAGTTCTTGAGTTCTCAATATACCATTGACCAGTTGGGCCTTGAAATGCATGAGAATACATTTTTACCCATGGCAATTCCTCACCATGAATAGCAGGTAAGAATCTAAGTACAGCATATCCGTTGCCAGACTTATCTAACTCGCCCTTCCATATTCTTTCATCTGTGTATGATTTTTTCTCTAGTGGTGCTTTCTCTGAAGCTACAGCACCTAGTAGTTTGTCTAAGCTATTCTTAGACCTGATCGTATCGATTGACATTTTATTGTCTCCTTATGTTATCGTATGTTATCGTATGTTTTAAATTCCACATTAGCACATTCCATTATCTTACTATTCTCTACGAAAGTAAAATCATTACCAATCCAATTAAACTTAACTTTAGAAAATTCTCTAAAAGTCAAATACAATTGCTGTCGCCACGCATGAGGTAACGTGCCTTTGCAGTACTCGGGTAAGTAATTATCCGTACCCTTGTATATGTTATTTATACTCTTTTGCTCATCAAAATTTGATAAGTCAAATCCAAACATATACACTTCGTTACAAGCACCATCTTGACAAGCTAGATGTACTGCTGTTGTTCCAGCAGACCATTCTTTCGGGTCTTCGATAGGTTGTATTAAGTCTCTATCACTAGGATAAGTGATATATAGACCTAATTCTTTTTCTGATCTTACCAGATCATCTAAATCCATATTTTTATCTTTTGGTGTTTCTTTTTTACCATTAACAACACATTGTCCATTGTCTTTACCAAACTTGTAAATTTTATCTTCACTCCAACCTTTAGTAAATTCTGGTATCATATCTGATGGTATCAAGTTCCAATCTGCAAACCAACAATTGTGTCGTTTAGAATATTCAGATTTTACTACTTCACCTTGCATTCCGTAATCCATTACAACTAGATTATCTACTTCATGATCTCTGTAAATAGCATTACATCCCCAAGATACACCACTAAAACGTGATACTTCATATCCCTTACGAGACTCACCATTTCCATAAACATAATGTATCATTATTGAATCACCTTCATTAGCTTCATCTTACACCTTTTTAGGTCAATTGTCAAGAAGTTTTTGTATTTTTCTACCAATATTTTATGATCTTTCCATATTATATCTTTATCATCCCATTTTTTCATATAATTCACTAATTCTTGTAATATAACCATGGTTTCTATTGATATTCTTTTCCCAAGATACTCTTTTAATAACAATGGGTGATTATCATCCCACTTAAATAACTCTTCAAATCTATCAGCATATGGAGTCAGTTCATTTACAAAGTTGTATGTCAATGCTTCTGTTCTTTTTTTCCATGCTAGATATACATCATCGTTAAACTTACCAATATATCCGTCCTTATGTTCTACAAAGTTTGATACGATGTAATTCTCTACTTCTACTTTACTCTTATATTTTCTTGCTATCTTGGCAAAAAATATCCTATCTTTTCTCTTGTAAAATGATGCTTTTTTAGCAGTTGTCTTGCCATTAAATTTGTGATAGTCATAATTTTTTCTAGAGAAGTGAGTTTTAATTGAGCAATAAGTTAGATATACATCAACGGGTTCCATTATATCGGTAGTTTGCCATACCCCTCTTTATCAGAATTTAATAATCTTAAATCTCTAGCATTGGCTTCAATTTTTGTCTTTAATGCTTTAGTAATTAATTTAGAAACTGTTTCTACTTCAACCTCATTCGTTTCACAATAATGTAATACAGCATCAAAGTGTGTAATACTTTTGTCAGCTGCCATTTGTTCTATTTGTAGTGAAAAGTTTTTAGGTGTTATTTTAAATAAACTCATAATACTTTGTATATGCCATAGTATGCATCCCTTTTTAGTTTTCTAATATAATCTCCTCTGAAGAAATCCATTTCTTCGATTGGTAGATTTTTAATTGTTTCTTCAAATTTTTCTTCATGATAATAATCAAAATTAATAGAAATACAAATAGTTTTTTTTGCAATTCTAACAAATTCTTTTAACGCATGTGGTTTAACATGATCATGTGTAAATGTACCACAACAAATAATATGATCAAATTCATTATCTTTAAAATATAATTTATTATTTAAATCGTCTTGAAATAATTCTTCATATAGACCACTAAACTGTGAAAGTTTTAAACTACCATAATGATTATCAATACCATACAAATTTTTTGCATTTAATAATTTTGCAACAGCACCTGTGCCACATCCAGCATCAAGTATCTTGTCGTCTTGATAATTAGAATTATGTTGTTTAAACAATTCTACAATTTGTTCTGGTGCAACATATTCATTCTTCTTTACCCATTCACTTTCTTCAGGCAAAAATTTGTCATAACTTCTGTCTATTATATTTGTATAAATGCCTCGTCCTACCATATTTTAAATCCTAATAAAGTGGCAAGTTTCTGTTGCCAGGTACTTACCAACCCCGCCACGATTAAGCCGCTAGGCGTAAAGGTGCAGATGCGAACATAAAGTTTGCATTTAAAGTGTGACCTATAAGGCAGTCATCCCATAATACTACTCAATAAGTCCTAACACGAGTCGATCCTAGTTCGCCCCCAGCATAATTACTCATCTGGCCTTCTCTGCAAGATTCGAACTTGCGACCTATTGCTTAGAAGGCAATTGCTCTATCCAACTGAGCTAAGAGAAGATCAGCCAGAAGTAATTATGGTGGAGGCGATGGGTACTGCCCCCATGTCCTCTATGTTGATTCTTAAAGTATCAACGCATTATTCTTATATACTAACAGGTTCTTGTTCAGAAGTCAAGGGTTTAATTGGGTTTGCTTGTAAATAACTTAGCATTGTGATTGCGTCTGAAACTTCAAATGGATCATTATCGCTACTTTCACCATTGATACCTTTCTCTGCAAACATTCTTACAACTACACCGTTATCAACAACCATGCTATATCTCCATGATCTTTTGCCGAAACCTTGTGCTGGTTTGTCCACTAACATATTCATGTTGTAAGCAAATTCACCTGCACCATCTGGTAGCATTTTAACTTTACATATGCCTAGGTCTTTTTTCCAAGCATTCATCACAAAAGCATCATTTACTGATATACAATATATCTCATCGATGCCTGTTTTAATTATCTCATTATATTCTTCTTCATAACCTGGTGCATGTGTACTTGAACATGTTGGTGTAAATGCCCCTGGTAATGCAAATATAACAATTCTTTTATCTTTATATAAATCAGCAGTATGTGTATCAACCCACTTGCCGTCTTCTCTTGTTTTTAATGTGACTTGAGGTGCTTCAAAGCTTTCCATAATATCCTTTAGTTTAAATTGTTTTGTGTATTAAAAGTCTCTATTGTTTCTGACAGTAGAGGCAAGTAATCTTGTTTTTGTCTAACAAACTCTTGTACTTCACCATCAGCAGTTACAACTAACACTACAATTTGATCAATTGGTGTACCAGTTTGTTCTTCATACATTTCAGCATAAGCTGAACATTGTATATAATAATTCTCATTGTACTCTTCTTTTCTAGGATTTGTACTCGTCTTGAAATCAATAATAGATAGTTTACCTTTGTATTCGCCAATGCAATCTACACGACCAGCAACACCATATTTGTCTGACCACAATCCACACTCTTGAAAGTGAATGTTATCAATGTTCTCTAGTATTTTTTTGAATGCACCAAACATATGATAAGCATGAAAATCTTTTTTATGTTTATCATCATCAAAATCATTGTTTAAATGATCTTCACACATTTGATGTACTTTGGTACCTCTAGCTGCAGCTGTCCTTGCAATATAATTAGCAACTTCTTCTCCAACACGCTTTCGCCACTCAAAGAGTCCTTGTTTATTTCTTACAGATAAAACAGTTGTAATAGAGGGATACTTATTTCCCTCTGGTGTGATATAGAATCTTTTTCTATTAACGTTAGTAGTTTCGATTTTAGGCAATTGTACCAAGCCTTGTACATGATTAAACATAATGTAGTCTTTCCTATTATATAAGTTGTTTTGCTGAAGCTGTAGTCTCTTCAACTCTTCTTGTCCACCCTCTACCAAACGTTTCAAATGTTGATAGTTTTTCGTAATATCCTTGTCTTGCAGATTGATAGTTTTCAATAGCTGTTTCTAATCCAACTTTTTCAACGTATGTATTTACTGCCTTTAAAGTGTTTGGGCCAATGCCTCCGTCAGCAACAGTTCCAATCATTGTTTGTAGATACTTTGCAGCTCTACCTGGGCCTGCGTTTACTCCAAAATCAAAGACACAAAGGTCTAAGCCATTTGGAAGATCGTCACCTTTAACTTTATCCCAATAACCTTTTTTGTAAATAGGATTAACATCTTCGACTAATAAGTCTTTCATGTCTTTTGTTCCACCATGTTCTAGGTATACTCTTTTAGTTACACCTAAGTTGGTTTCACCACCTGGGTCTTTTGGATGATTTACATATCCACCTTCATGGTGTAATATCTTCTCTAAACTTGATTGCCAATTTACTGCTGTCATACTTCTACTCCTAAACCTAATTTGGTTTTTTCTACGAGATACTCTCTGACTAATCCACCTCTTACAATATCACCTATTGTAAATTCAGTTGTAACAAAAGACTTCATGTTTTCTAATACTCTCATAAAATCATGAAGACCATTTCTTTCATTTGTTTCAATTAAATCTGATTGAAAAAAATCACCAGCGAAATTGATTTTTGTATCCGTTCCAACTCTAGTTGTAATAGTATCTAACTCATGAAAATTCATATTCTGACATTCATCGACTATAATGATTGCTCTGTCAAAAGTTAATCCTCTTAAGAATGATGTACTAGCAAACTGAATTGATCCTTGTTGTTTTAATTTATTAAACAATAAACTGAATGCTTCATCGTTTGGTTGTTTAAACATGTATTGTACCATATTTTTATATGTTGTCTCAAAAGACTTAATATCATTAGCATCACTAGCACTTTCTCTAGTTGGTGTGAATGATCGTACAATAATTACTTTATCTGCTTTTGTTTTTGGGTCTAATACTTCTTTCAAAGCATTGTACAATAGAACAAACGTTTTACCTGTTCCAGCTGCACCAAATACAAACTGATTCAAACCTTTTTTATAGGAGTCAAAAACTTCTTTTTGATTATCTCCGATAGGTTTAACATCTACCATATCTGATAGATTAATTTCTAAATTAGCCATTTAAATTCTCTACTTTGTCTTGGCCAAAATGTTTTTCTAAATTGTCTATAACATCTTGATTTTCAGCAACAATTTTAAGTTGACCAATAATTTCTTGCACTACGTCAGCGTGTTCACCTATACCGACAGGATTGTTCATATAGACAGCAACGTTTGCTACTGACTTATCAATATTGCCTTGTGCGTGAGACATTACTGCTTTATATAATTGTTCTTTTAACATTTTCATATCCTTATTTATTACTTTATCAAACCATGCTTACGCATGATGCCTTGAGTCTTAATGTCTTTAGTACTCTTTGAACCATATCTATCTGCAAGAGCAGAAGTAGGATGTCCTTGAGCAATTTTAGCCATATTTTCTTTCCACCCATTATCATTTTTTGGACCTGCACCCATAATATGATCTCCTACAATATGAGGAGCTGATGGTACTTGTTGAAACTTAGGATTCTCATTCAAAAACTTATCTAGTTCATCCCAAGTACAAAATTCTTCAAACTGTTCGTCTGTTTCTGTATTTCTTAAAATATATGTTGGCATTATTTTTTCTCTCTGTACAAAGTCTTAGACTCGCCTGTATAACCATTGTAATAAAACCCTACAACTTCTCTTTTTTCGGGTTTCTTTATTGGTTTCTTTTTTTTCTTAGTTTTTAGGGTCTTCATTGTTCCATTTTTTTAATAATAATATCACAAATATATAGGTTACTATAACATATCCTATACTAATTGTCAAGGGCCAAATTAGGTCAATCATACTTCCTTACATATAATAATAGAAGTAAAACTAACACCGTTACAATAATTCCAACGAAAAATAAACCTATCATCTGATCTCTTCCATTTTTCTAATTTTATTTATCATCCTTATGACTCTTTGATCGTAATCTTTTGTTGTTGAAAACTTATCTATTGTTTTAATCAAAACAAAAGAATCTAGAGGTTTGTTTTGTGCTAATAACATTCTTCTTGTCTCTCTAAATTTTTCATATGCTGGATGTTCATTTAATAATCTTAAGTATTCTTTTGTACTATCACACTTAGTTTTAAATACTCTTACACCCCAACCTGGCCATTCTGTGGCATCTTGTAGTAACATATGTTTTACGTCTTTACTAAAAGTTCTTATGCCAAATAAATTATTTCCGTCTCTTGCAAATCTACTATCACCCCAACCAGACTCTAATACTGCTTGTCCTATGATCATTTCGTATGGTACACGATTCTCTCTTGGTGTACTAAAATTTAAATAGTCAATGCATTTGTGAATTGCTCTAACAAATTGTTTAGCGTCTCTGTATTCAAAACTAGGTTCGTGTAATCCTATTTGTTTTATCTTTAAAATATATTCATTATCTAATACTGTTTCTACTTTTGCAATTGCTGATTTGTTTGGATTATTTGTTCCCCAAAAATAACAAAATGCTGATATAAGCAATATTACACTAACCATCTTTGTCCAAAACCATATAGTGTCTAGTAAATATTTCTTAGGCATTGACCTCCGAGTACCAAGACGGAATTGATCTTGATTGTATTTTGCCTTTCCACGATGCAAAACCTTTTTTCTCATTGATATAATATTTATGATATGCTTCAATAACATTATCGCCTTTGCAATAGTCTGGCATACATTGTGGTAATTCAGTTATAGGACCCTCTGGTATGTTTTTAGGTGCTCTCTGTAAATATAATGAGGGTTTACTTGCACCATGTATTTTTCCGTATCTATATGTAAATTCTGCAAGAGTAGCCATGTATAAAAAGAATAGTTTGTAGTAATTACCTGATGTTTGTCTTAACCATATACCATCTGGGTGTTTTACATGTGATGCTTTGTATAAAACATTTTCTCTATCATCATCTAATCGCCATCGTTTTGCTTTACGACCTGTCTTAGTTTCACCGATGTATTCAGTTCCGTCAAGAACCCTATGAGCTGTACTCAATAATTGAGCATATTCAACAGGCATCTTAACAATATGTTTATCTAGATGCATTTCAGCACAAATTGTTGGGTCTTTATGTAATTCAAATATGTTCATGATTCTATTCTATATCATTTGACATCAATTGTCAATATCTTTTTTTTCCTTGTTTTTACATACTCTTTCCAAGCTTTGTTAATAGTTTCTTGTTTTCTGTATGCTTGTCTTTCCCAAGGTTGTTTATAATAATCAAAATTTTCATATTGAAAACCACGCCACCAAACCTTAGTTCCTTTTTTGTTTAAATCTTTTAATAAACCTTTTGCGTATTGTAATACATGTGTTAGTTCATGAAATACTAATGTTGTAAAATCATCACCTTTTAATTCTTTGTTTAATTCTATTTCATAGTGTTGTCGTCCATTGTCACCACGTTCAACAAACCCATGACAATCATCAATATCTTTTGCTGGTCTTAGCCATATGTCTATGTCTAGTGATCTATGTCTAGCAAGATAGTTATCAATAAACCAAAATGACATTTCATAAACGTCTGAACGTTGTTTCTTTGTGCCACCATCAACACCAACTATATTTCCTATAAACTTCTTTTCCATTACGTTTTAGCAAATTCCTCAAAAGATATTTTCCCACCAGGATACTTCCATGTACCATCTGTATTATAGTGATCGGGGTATTCACCCGTATCTTTAAATTTATTTATTATTTTTGTTAAAGTATAACCTTCTTCGTTTTTCATACTCATAAACTTGTTTAATGTTGTGTTTAGAGGGTCTTTCTTATATAATTCTATTGCTAGATAAGCAATTACTTTTTCGTCCATAGAGGTCTTTAAATGTTTACCCATGTTTTAAATCTTCCTTATCTACTATCTGATACGCACCTTTGTTGTAAGCGATACTAATCGCCTTACCTTCTGGTAGTATCAAAGTAGGATAGTATTTTTTTGCACCAATGCCACATATTTTATCAGAAGTGGGTGGTGTGACTCTATCTGATTTGTAATTAGGAAAAGGATTCCCTACAAACTCTGCATTTATTTTGCCAGTTGATATGTCTATATCAACGCCAAGTGATCTAATCCATTTGTAATGATCTTTTTTTGCTTTTTGTAATCGTTCTTTTTTATTCATCATAATCTCTTTAAAAAAGTGTAGGGGAGCATAACAGAATGTCGCTCCCCTACTTTATACACCCACGTTTCAAACAACCTCATAATATAGTGTGGATGTGTGACTCTTGCATTTGATGATGAGGTTGAGAGGTCGCAAGAGCCAAACTCGTAATTAGTCTTCGTATTGATATATCACAGTTAGCAATGCACTCACTATCATAACGACAGTTGCTACTGCAAACAGTAACCAATTCTCATTGCCCATACAGGCACCTTGACAATCTTCAATACTTCCTACTGCAACTACCGTTGACAGCATAAATATAATTCCAAAAAATGTTGTTTTCATATTCACCTCTCTGTTATTTTAAATATAAAGGACCAGTCCATTGAATGTGGTATCCACCCTCAAGAACGTTTCCTCTCGCTGCATTCAAAGCAGGTTTGTTAAAACCCGCAGGTTTGAATATATCTCCAACTTTAAAGTTAGGATTTTTGATATTCACAAACGCAAATACTGAATGATCTCTAATTATTTTGATATACTTTTGTCCAGCTTTTACTTTGATTTGGTCATCCCAAGTATCAACTTGTTGTTTACAATAACCAGATAGTTCTTCTTCGCCCCTAGTTGACATTTTAATATAGTCCTCTTTGGCACCATTGGTCATGTTAGTAACACCCTCAAAAAGTGTTTCTGCTGTTTTTTCTACTTTGTACATATTAACCTCTCTTTTTTATTATTACTAATCATAACATACAGACTAGTATAAGTCAAGGGTTAATTTGGCATTTTATTGAAAAAAAGCACTCTGATAAGTGGTTGATTTTCCTACGTTTCCGTACAATTGAACATTCCAAGATACAGATGTTCTAGTTTTGTTCTCCTTTAATACAGGAACCCAATGAGAAATCCAACTAGGAAATAGGTAGATTCGATTCGATTCGGCCTTGTATTCTAGGACGGTTGCAGTATCGATATTAGGATTTGATGATGGTACTATTACATTTGCTTGTGTTCTAGGATCAGAAAAACAGATGCCAGAAGTATTCTCTGCTTCTGCATACCATACGCCACTTAGGAAATTATTTGAATGTGTGTGTGGGGCATGATACTCACCTGGTTTCAATACATTTGCCCACATATCCGTAATACGAATATCATCAAAATCATATTTTAATGTTCTAATTGCTTCTTTACTTGTTTCTAAAATTTGATCTGAAAAGTTTTTGAAGTTTTCTGATTGATGTAAATTTGGTCTTGATTGCCAATTTGGTATGTGTGGTTCATAACTTAAATGAATGTTATCTAATAGTTCCTTTCTGAAACCATAAAAATTATCCATTTGAAAAATATGTGTAGGAAAGATTTTCTGATGATTTAATTTTCTCATTACATTACCCATGTCATGCAGGTATAACGATTTCCCTTTGTAACTTTGGCAACTTCATGATCAAACATAAAGTTACTAGGAAATACAATTACGCTACCTTGTTTAAGTTTAAATTTTTGTGTAGAATTACACATAAGAAATTCACCACCTTCATAGTCATCATTAAGAAATACTAGTGAAGTTAAATGAGGATATCCATATTGCTGACCATGACTTTTGTAAATATTGTCAGTATGGTTTCTCATAAACCCACCTTCTGCATAATGATTTAATCTAAAGGCAGTATATGCCACTGGTGTGATGCGAGTATATTCTTTTATATAATCATCAACAGCACTTTTAAAAGTTTTATTTAAAATATTATAAAACTTATCTTTTGGTGTAACCCAATACTGATTCATACTAACACTAGACTTACCAGTGTTTTCTGTATTTGATGAGAATGTTGACTCACTCCAAGACCCATGTTCTTTGTAATACTGAATTAAGTCGTTACAAATTACACTATCAAGTTTGTGAAAAGTTCTGATATAATCAGAAACTTGCATCTTACCACCTATGCTTCTTTTCTATTAAAGTCTTCGTTCCAATCAAAAGCAGTTCTAACTAAGTCTTTAGATAATCCTTTATATACTTGATGCAATTTTTTATCTTTTGCAGCTATAATAACATCAGCTTCTGACTCGTGTAGACCTTCTAACATTTGAATAAACATTGTTTCTTTTCTAAGTTGAGGTGTATCATTATCACCACCTTTTACATAGTGATATAATTTTCTTGCCTCAGAAGAAAGTCTTGTATGTTCAGTTCCCATTGGAACCTCATTTCGTTTAAATGGTACTTCACCTA